ATACCTTGCAGCTGACATCAGAAGAAAAGGCTGCTCCGGAATTCTATGACGCTTTTAAGTATCTGGGCAGCCACATTGCCGCCATCATGTCTTTCACTGGAGAAGTCATGGAACACCGCATTAGACCCAATGAAGTGGTTCTGGCTTACAGCTCTTCCGGAGAATTATCTGTGAAGTTTGGCTTCAAGTTCTACCTGCCGCTTTCTGGTGAGTCCGTCCCTGTCATGACGCCGGCTCTCAAGGAACCGCCATCTACCATGAAGAATCCTACCGGAGCAGAACATCCGGAATTCCTGGCTACACAGACGTGGGAAGCCGTACAGCATCTGCTGGATGAAACGGAACTGTACATAAAAGGCAAGCGTGCCCAGGGAAATTTATTTGAATCCGATACCGAATAATCCTTCCTGGATGAATGAGTTACTGGGGATTAGCCGGCGGTGCTTGTGTGCTGCCGGCACATCCTTAATCCTAAGAGAAAGGAGGGGATACCGTGGCGGATAAAAGAATGATGAGCAAGTCTGTGATTGATACGGACATGTTCCTTGATATGCCTGCAAGTACGCAATGCCTGTATTTCCATATGCTGCTGAGAGCAGATGATGACGGCTTTTTAAAAAATGCCAAGACCATCATGCGCACTGTGGGGGCATCGCCAGATGACGTGAAGCTTCTCATAGCTAAGCGGTATTTAATCCCGTTTGAAAGCGGAATCATGGCCATCAAGCATTGGCGGATCCATAACTACATCAAGAAGGACCGCTATAAGCCAACGGATTGCGAAGAAATCAAGCTGCTGGAAGTGAACGAAAAAGGCGAATATGTCTTAGCTGAACCAATGCGGAACCAAGTCGGCTCCAAAATGGAACCAACCTGTATCCAGTCTGGAACCGTACTGGAACCAATGCGGAACCAAGTCGGCTCCAAAATGGAACCTCAGGTTAGAGATAGAGATAGGTTAGAGATAGAGATAGGTAAGGATAGAGATAGTAGAGAGAGTAGTAGGAAGAAAAGCTCTGCCAACAACTCAACTGCTGCTCATAAATTCGTAAAACCTACTCTTGAAGAACTCAAGGCATACATTGCCGAGAATGGATATACATTCCCTGCCGAAGCTTTCATGGACTATTACGAAAGCAATGGCTGGAAGGTGGGACGGAATCCTATGAAGTCATGGCAGGCTACGTGCAGGACATGGCAGCGGCATGAACTGCCCCGTAAAGAGCAGGACAACCAAGGGCCCGTATCACCGGAGATTGACAATATTCCTTTTTGATTGAGGTGAGCTGTATGAATTCAATGAAAGGCTCAGTCATGGCCATGATTAATGACCTGGCTGCACAGGCAAGGCAGAACAGCGGGACGGTGGCCCCAGCACCAGCGAAACCGGCAAAAGATGGCATCGACTGCCAGCGCTGCGGTAATACTGGTTGGGTGACTGTAACAGAAGAAAACGGGACCACTGCTATGGCTCATTGCCCTGAATGCTGGGAGCGCCGGCAGGTGGTACACCGGCTCCGGAATTCCGGCATTTCTCCGAAAGATTACGAACGGTATACGCTTGCCAGCTTTGATGCAAGCCGGAGTGAGATTGCCGGGAGAATGAAGGAAATGGCAGAAGCCTGGCTGAAAGACCATGTTCCTGGCGGAACTGGATTGGGACTCTTTGGGCGATCTGGCATGGGGAAGACTCATATCTGTATTGCTGCCTGCCAGGAACTGACGCGGCGATTTGGTGAGCCGCACTTCTACTTTTCCTATCGGGCTGAAATCCCAAATCTTGTGAAAGCTTCTCGGAGCTATAGCGCAGATTATGACGTGGCCATGAAGAAGTGGAAGACCTGCCAGAATCTCTACATTGATGACTTGTTTAAATTCTCCGGCCGTGTGGAAAATGGCAAACTGATGGACATTGACCGGGATGAGCTGAAAGTGGTCTTTGACCTGATTAATGCCAGATACTTGAACCATCTGACGACGCTTTTCAGCAGTGAGTACAGCGTGGGCAACCTTGCCAGGATTGATGAAGCGCTTGGCAGCCGAATCTATGAAATGGTGAACCCCTATGCGTTGCGAGTGGAAGGGCAGAATCAGAGACTGGCGGGGTTGGGCTGATGATTAAAAACGAAGAAGGCTACGCTGATCCGACGTATGGAGGAGCCTACAAAACAATCCGCCAGGAAGAAAAGCGAAAGCAAGATGAGGCGGATGCTGCCAGGATGGATAAGGCCATCCACAAGGCCAGAGCAATCTTCAAGGCTTACGGTTTTGAAGTCGTTGAGCGGATTGTGCTGAAAAATACCAGAACGGGAAAGATTTACCGATAAGGAGGAATGTCTTATGACGAACTATGAAGCGATAAAAGCAATGGGCATAAATGAACTGGCGGATTTATTGGGTGGGATAACGTCATGTTGTGATTGCCCGGTATATCCTGGTAACGGTGATGACCATGAAGAACAGACAGCGTTCTACTTGGAATGGCTGAACGAAGAATCGAATGATGATACTGTTGTGGAACATTCCGATGGGCAGACTATTAATATCAGCCATGCGAATGTAGTGATTATTGATTAAACACGGGGAGGAACTAACATGACCAAAAACACTGTATTGTTTCAGGGAAAAGAAATTGAAGTGGACGATGAACCGGGCGAAATGTCTGACATGATTCGTCATCCGGATCACTACACCTGGAAGGGCACAGAGTGTAAAAAAGTCATTGAAATCATGACCCGTGGCCTTTCCGGAGCGGAAGCCTACTACATGGGGAACATCATCAAGTACCTGTACAGATACCCGAAAAAAGGCACGCTGTATAGCGACCTGGCGAAGGCGGAAGAATACACGAAATTTTTGCGGGAATTGTTTATGGAAGATGGAGGGAAAGCATGAATGTAGCTTTTATTTTGGGCAGGCTGACCCGTGACCCTGTTATCAAAGCATCGCAGAGCGGTATGACCATAGCCCGCTTCACGTTGGCAGTCAACCGACTGAATAAAAAAGGCCAGAATCAGGAAGCCGATTTCATCAACTGCGTAGCATTCGGCAAAACGGCAGAAGCCATTGGCAACTACGTCTATAAAGGGCAGCGGCTTTTGGTAGAAGGCCGAATCCAGACAGGAAGCTATACTAGCAAGAGCGGGGAGAAAAAATATACTACAGAAATCTCAGTGAACCGGGCTGAGTTCATCGAGAAACGTTCTGAAACCTCCACTCAAGGGAATAGTCACGCTGGCAGCCATAACGCGCCTCCAATAGGATTTGAGCAAATGGGGACGGAAGTAAAAGACCCGCAATGGATGGAGCAGGAAGAGATTCCCTTTTAAGGAGGCACGGAGATGGATGATGTGAACGCAATTGTATTTTTTCTGGGGATGATGTCAGGCGGATTTATGGCTTCAATCTTCCTGATCTTATTCATGATTAACCGTGAGAGGTAATGCAGAATGGGGCGAAAGAACAGGCGAAGGCGGAAGGATACCGAGCAGGCCATCCAATCATTGCAGAAAGAACTGCTGCAAAATCGTGGTGATTATCACTTGTGCGTGTATTGCGGCAGAAGGCTGTATTCCGGCCAATGGCACTGGATGTATGACGAGTTTGGCCAATTGGTCCATAAGTGCAATGATGAGCGAGCCTGCCAGAAGAATCGCCGCCCGGAATGTGAAGATTCTTTCAGAAAGGCGATGAGGATGTGAGAAGAATTTTATATGAAAACGGATACGAATTTCTTTTGGCCGTTGGATTGGTGCTTTTGCTGTCTGCCGTAGGGCTTGGAATCGAATGGTATGTGTACGATACGGGGCAGCTCAAAGAACATATGACGTTCCTGGAATGGCTGCTGATTCAGAAATAAGGGGAGGTTGGTATGGAATTCATTGTAGAAGGGGACCCGCAAGGAAAAGCAAGGCCGCGGTTCAGCCAGAAAAGCGGGACCGTTTATACGCCAGCGAAAACAGCAAAGTATGAAAAGCTGATTCGCAAAGCGTTCCTGGCCGCCGGAGGGAAAGCCATCCCGTCTGATTGCTATGTCGGGATTACGGTTGATGCCT